TTAAACGGCCTCAGACATTTCATACGGAATGTTAGCTTTTGTTAACTCTGCTAGAAAATCTCTCTCCACCACGGCATCCTTGTAATTCTCATCTTCCACACATTCCCGCCAGGAAAGTTCTGATGCAGAAGGCTTACTGGCTTTCCATGTCTGGTGCAGAGCGGATGCCTTGGAAACAAACTCTTTTAGAACAGAAATAGTAACTGTGCTCATAGGGCAAACTTTCTCTTTAATCTTGGCAATTGTCTATATGTGGCCTTCACAGATGTCCGCTGCAAGGTATCAATTCACACTTTCCACAAGGTTGTACACAGGTACACAAAACCTACACGCCCCGCACACCCCTTATGCCCGACGATGAGGCGGCCTTGCCTTACGCCAGTTCCCTTCAGCAGAAACTTTGTAAGCCAGTTCATCATGCCCATAGCTTGCTCCGGCACGGCTATGGTGGCCAAGCAAAAAACCATCGCCACAAACACGAGGCGCCCACTGCGGCGTCACCTCAAACAGATACTTTATAGCCCCAATGGTGGTTATGCCCGGCCCGGTATTCACCCAGATATTTTCAAAGCTGTTTGGATTGTTTTTATAACGGGTAAGAGACTCACAAAGCGCATGAATTATAGCTTCAATAACGGGATGCTTTTTTCTGGAAATAATTAACCCGTTTTCAATGCACCATGGCCTGCCCATGGCATACAGAAGAAAACATTCATAAGATGCATGGCCAGTTATGTGCGCAAGAGGGGCATGCATGGAAATATCGACATCAACATAAATGCCACCATGAACATACATATCACACATACGCCACAGATCAGACCGCATGGCAGGATGGAAACACACATCAAAAAGTGCAACCATATCCTGTCCAAAATGGGTGCGCAGAAAAGCCCGAGCAGATTCATCATGCGTAAGAACCAGATCAAAATCCGGATTGTTATTTTTTACCTTTTCAATGGAGCAAGCCACATCATCTGGCAGTGTTTCACTATGCCAGTATTGAGAAATTCTTTTGGGAATAGTCGGAGGCAGTATGCTTTGCTCAGGAGGATCAATATCTTCTTGAGTCAGTGTTGGAATCCAACTGCTTTCTATGCCTTCCTGCAAACAACGGAAAAAATCCATTTTACCATGCGGCGGTTTAGGACGCTTAGACTGCGCACCTACATCTTTCATCATAAATATTGTTTTGTATGACATATAGAATATCGCATCTGTGATTATTTATTTTTAATAATAACCAATTACCCACCTTAAAGTAAAGGTATGAGCAAAAATGTACATCTGTTGGCAAGGGAACATGCCCCACGCAAGGTATCCCGAGAACGATGTTGAAGAAAAGATCAAAATATTCCAATGTGAGGGGTATACATAAATCCATATTATGGTCAGCCCTATCCAACCCCAAGAGCGCTCATGAACAGTCTAAAAAAAGCCAAAAGATCTGTAAAAGAGCTTCTCTCTTTACTCAAGTATTACCGCCAGTTCAGGAATATCGCGCGGAGCGTTCACGGCTTTGAAGTGGTTTCTGTGGGAGATCATTGCCTGACAGCTTCTGTTCTCAAAAACCTTGGCCTTAAAAAGAAATCTTATCCATTTGATTGGATATTTAGCGATATCCGCATGGTCAACCATTGCATTCAGGATGGATTTTCAACATTTTTAGATAGATCACAGCACATAAAAATTGCTGACACTGAAAAACTCTCACCAGATGCAAATTTTTGTGATCATGGATATTACAAAGAACACTATGGCGTTCTCTTTGCATTTAATCACTATGATATATCTGTTGATAATGTTTACAAATATTATCAACGCTGCGTTAACAGGTTTATAAGCCTATTAAATTCAGATATGGAAGTTATATTTATCTGTATTTCTCAAAGAATTTGTCAGAATGACTTTAATGAGCTGTCAAAAACTCTAACACTTTATAAAAACAAGTATCTCCTGGCTTTGAATTTTATTCAGCGTGATGATCATCTTTACACATGCAACATCACCGCAGAAACGGAGAATGCTCTTTTATATTCCATTTCCCGCAAAGAAAGTATTGACGGCACAGATTTTCAATCAACACAGGACTTTATGAGCTTTATGATGGTTTTTTCCTCATTTATTTTGTCTAAAAATAAATAGTAATTATAAAAACATCCATAAAATATTTTCACACTTATTATTGAGCGTTTTTAATTTATTGTGTTTTGAATTGTAACTTCTTTCCTACTTAATGGTAGCGAATGCTGCAACACATCAAAATACAAACAATTGATGAAAGCCTACCCCATCAAACTTTCGCCGCATATTCGTGGCATAAAACCCTCAGCCAAGAGCCTGTCCGCTACCTATGGCGGCTCTTGGTCACTTTTTTCTCCAAAAATCAGACCGTTCCACCAGCAACCGCCAAACCACAGCAAACACAATGGTGGCGAGGAACATACCCCCGCCACCAACAATCATCCCGCATTCAAAATCCGGCGTCATGCGGACTGGATGGCCGCGTTATCGGCTTTGCACTTGGCAAATATTGCTTCAATATCCGCCACTGTAGGGCCGGTCTTACTCTTGGACTGTTCGATGGCCCCTTTCACTGTTTCGTAAACTTCTGGCCCGTATTTCTCGGCCAGACCTACCACAGTAGTTACAACACCCAGAATGGCACTGATTTCTGTTGCGTTCATGTTATTTGCTCCCGCCAATGGCTGCACAGGTATCCGGCGTTGTGCCACTTTTTAGGCCTACCCAGCATGTTTCAAAAGATGTGAAGTCTGTTTGTAATGCAGTTACTGCCATTTCGGTAATGCTGTTACCGCCTTCAATAGAGGTTTCCAGAGATTGGATTTCATTGAACACAGTCTGGCTGGCCGTCTTGGCAATAGCCTTCTGCGTATCTGTCAGCGCCACTCCGGGCACTTTGCCTGCCATTACGTCTGGCATCGGATGAGCCAGCACATGGTAGGCACTGTCCACATCGTAAACAGCTTGGCGCAATTTGCCCTGTGAGGTATCGGCACAGGCAGCCAGAAGGGGCAGCAACCCCAGAGCGAGAAATACTTTCTTCATTTCGTATCGTCTTTCGGAATGGTGACAACAGAACCTAGCCCTGTCTTGGATGTTTCGGATTTGGAAGACATGCTGCCGCGCAGAATAAGCACAGCATTCGCTGCGTACTTCCAGTTGAGGGCAAGGAAGTTGATAATCCGGTAAACTAGCCACAGCTTGCCGGATTGATTAGCCGGAAGCGGAAGCAGAGTTGCTGTAAACCCTGCCGAGGCAAACACAACACAGGCATAAAGCACCCACGTCGCTTCAGGCTGTGGAAGTGCCGCCACCATGGCCGGAAAAGATAGGCCAGCCGTAATGGCCTTGGCTGTCTGTGCCAGAACAACAGAGCGTTTTGGCACTACGGGAACAGGTGCGTCAGTCATGCGCCATGCTGCCGCGTAAGCTGGCCGGTAGCGTGTTCACCTCTACAACTTCAATTGTGAGGTTCCCGTTCGGGCTGCGTTGCACATTTTTCCGCAGATCTTCGCGCATTTCTTCCGCCATCATGCGCGCAATCCTGCGCAGGTCGTTTTCGGTGTAAAACCCCATGGGTTTCCTTTCTAAGTAACTGCCACGCCAACTGGCGCATAAGAGGCAGGAGAACCCGCCTCATGCTTCAGCCCTCTCCGAAAGGCCCCACGCGGTAAAAGGCGTGATGACCAATCGTGCAGCAGTAGAATTGCGAAGAAGCCCAATCAGGGCGTGGGGAGCGCGTGTCATAGTAATGATCCGCCCCTTTCGTCATGTCTGTGAGGTGTCCGCCCACAAGCGCCTGCGCTAATGCAAGGGCCTCACGAAACTGCGGGTCCATGTCTGTGACGGTTAGAAGCTTGGAAAGGTTCACATCCGCCGCATTCCAGCACGAAAACTGCCATGGATGCAGGAACACGCTACACAGATCATGCCCCCACCATGCAGGGCGGATGGCACGGTTGCGGCCAACGCACAGCACTGCCGCCATGCCGTTATTGCCTTCGCCCCTTGCCTCACCCCATGCGGTACGGGCACCGACCTGCACGGGATCTGACATCCATGATGCAGGGATCATGCCGCCTCCATTTCACGCGGGGGCAGAATGAACTGCGTTGTCTGGGGCTGTGGTAAGGGCTGTGTGGGGGGATGTTTACGATGCAGGAACTGCACATTCCCAAACGCGTAATCATCCCACGTCTGACTGGAAAGAAGCATTCCGCCAACAGCAGCAATAACACCCACCAGAAAGCCAGCTATGGCAATCCAGTATTTGATCTTTGCCGCCGTAACATTGGCATCCGCCTCGGATTTCTGTGCACGGGCCGCATCTGTCTGAGCCTGCAGAAGTTTTTGCTGCTCAATGCGGTTGCGCTCCTGCTGCGCTCCGTTCTGTGCTGCAAGTTGCTGGGAAAGTGTAGCGATTGCTGCGCGGTTCTGGGCTGATTCCTGCGCCCTGTTTCGTTCCCGCTCCTGCCCCTGCGCTTCAATGGAAATCAGCCGGTCCATCATGGATCTCTGGCCAGACTTGAGGGTATCTACATCGTCCTCAAGCCCATCCAGACGCCGACCATGACCTGCAACAATTTGACGCAGGTCATTATCAGCTACGCAGGGGGTGCCCGCGCTCTGTTCATCTGTCATTCAATTGTCCGAGAAAAACGTATTGTTCTCTTAAAAGAGATCTAATGTTACGCAGAAATACCGTAGGACTGGGCAAGCAGTCGCAGCCACGCAACGGCTGAGTTCATGTCATCCGCGCTCAGAATGCTGTCGTAGATGAGCATCCCGTTCAGCTCCCACGTTGCGGCGATAGTTGTATCAGTCGTGTAACCAATGTTCATTGTGGTGGACAGAGAGGGAACCGCAGAGAACGCCTTGGTACCAGACGCAATAACGCCAGTGGTCAGGTTCCTATAGGCCAGAGCCACGTTGACCGTTGAGAAGTCCAGCGTAAACGCTTTGATCTGGTAGGTGTTGAATACGGTTTCCGTTGCATTAACGATGACATTATCCGAACCAACAATCAGCGCATTGTTCACGTTCGGACGCATACCATACAGAAACTCGCCCGATGGAATGGACGCACCCAGAATGTTGTAAAGTGCGCTGATGGATTTCGACAAAACCAATACCGTGGACTGCGGCGGCAAGTTCATGTTCGTCGCAAATCCAGATGTTCCGCCCAAAGTGCAGCCGGGCAGAGATGTGCCTTTCACGCCAGCAGTAAAGGTTGGCGCTGTGCCCAGAACCGTCAGGGGATTACCCGCAGGCGACAAGTTCTTAAAGGTGCTGCTGGTGGGAAGGAACGCCAGCTTGGGCTGCACCGTTGTTGGAGCCTCCCACCCTACAGCATTGGCAGAATAGTCAGCATCATTGACTGTCAGAGAAACAGACATTCAAAAAACCTTTCGGGCGCTTATCGCCCTTTCATAATTTAGATTTGGACGAGCAGACCGTAGTTAATCATCGGGTTTGGCAACGGATAATTCTTGCCAATCAGATCCGGCAGATTTTCGGAATACGGCGCCCCGCTTCCTTCCCACCATTCATACACATCAGAGGATGTAGCCGGGTCGCTATCGTAGATATTGCCCGTTCCGTTATGGTTGGCATCGCCATATGTAATCCAGATCGGATTAACGGGTTGCTGGCCGAGCGTCAGTTTGATCTGGGTCGCGCCAACAATCTCTGCTGAGGTTACGGGAATGGTTGCACCCGTTACACTGTCATAAGCGCCGAACCCTTTATCAGATTCCATTATCTGTTCCTGCCCACGCCATGTTTCGGTAGCAACCATTGGCGGGTATGGAACATGGCATCCGATCAAGACTTCTTGGCCTTTGATCTCGGCATTTTCCATAATCAGCGGCTTCCAGTTCAGGCGCTGATTGATAACGCGGTGCCGTACTTTCGCGCGCATAGCGCCCACATAACGCTCGCCGTTAGACGAGTAGTGGCCGCCGTAGTCGATAGCAGGATAACCAACCGTAGCCACGTAAGCGCCCGGCGTCCTAAACGCGTAATCCACCTGTGCGCGGCAGATATCATTGTAACCAATGAAAGGCATATTCATGCCAGAGATGGGCACAATCTCAATAAATGGCTCTGCGGTCTGCCCTGTAATTGGCATACAAGCTGCTTTAATGTCAGCAAAATATGCCTCTAACAGCGCTCCATACGTGACATAGTTTGTGGTTGTTTCTGAACCACCCTGACAGAATTCAATCAGGTACATGCCAGCAGTTTTGCCGTTCGCTTTAGCCTGATCAACAACAATCTGTGTCACCTGTGCATTGCGCTGGAAAACATTCTGATCATTCCCCTTGCTGAGGTTCCACAGAGGCATACCAGAGACACACGTCGATACAAGCGCAAGCTGACGTGTTGTGTCTGCCGGTTGCATCTGATGGTAATTCAACTGCAACTGACGGAAATAATTCAGAGCAGAAATAGACTGCTGCTCACCAAAATCACGAGTGATACGCAGGGGCGTAATGTGCACACCCGTTGCACCTGAAACGGCAACAGCGTTCCATTTATACCAAACCCCGTCACAATACCCTGTAATGGACTGAGCCGTTAAAGCCGTGATTTTGATATAGTTGCTATACCATAGGCCACCTGTCTGATTGTTGGTTGCCGCCGCCCCTGTAAATCCGGAGCATTGGATATCCTGCCCAACAATAAAGTTCGTTGTGAAATCAATGGACGTGTCTGTAGTGCTGATCTGGATATACATCGCCTGTGGCACAGTCACATCAACTGTGGCCGGTTTGTAAATAACCGGCGTAGCGATATCCATGATTTCGTACGTGTCTTGATTGACGTTGACTGCAACCAGTGGTTTCGGGCTGGGGTCGCCGCCCTGTGGTGCCCACGGGTTTGTGTCGTTGCCAAATTTGGCCCCACGCGGGTCTAGGCCAAAAGTAATGTTGTCCAGTGGTTGTGTGGTGCTCAGCGCCGGTATGGCAACATAACCCATCATTTCGGACTGGCCGGTAGCGAGGGTGAAAGAATACCCCCATACAGGGCCTGCATTTTTCAGGTTTCCATCTGCCGCCATCGTCGCGGCGCTCTGTGCGAGCTGCAACCGATCACGTTGTTCAATCTCATCGTCCGAAAAGCCGACATTGCCCGCCACCCAATATTCGGATGTATCAAGCAGCACAAACCCCATTGGATCTTTAACGCGGATACCATCCGGATACGCATCAATCGTAACTGAGACGGGACCGAGATCCGCACGCGCTGCGCCTGCAGGGAAAGCTGGAGAGCCATCAGCACGCACGCCCCATGCAATATTATTCTGCGCATCACGCTGGCGGAAAAGCCATGTCGTAGGCGCATCGCAATCAAACATGGTAGAGCCAAGAAGCAGCGACTTCCCGGCAGTTTGGATATTCCCTAATTGGTCAATGCAATACAGGATATTTCCGAGAATATCCCTAATGGAAAGAGCTTTATCCGTCCGGCTGTTCAGTATGATCTGGTCGGCAATAATCCCTGATAGCCCCTGAAAAGACTGAGCAACAGATGGGTAGCCAGCCCGCTCCAGTTTATTCCACACACCGTTATGGAACCAGACGCCATCAAGCAGATCCCATTCCGTCATGCCATCTAGAGATGTATTGCCAGCCACCGAAACGGTGTAGAAATCGCCTTCCGTGCCAACGCTGCTTGTCAGTGCTGGCTTGTTCTGGGAAGCGTCCCATCCGCCCAAGCTCGTGAACTTTTCAGGGTTGTTCACGATCATGCTGGCTAGAGCATTGCTCTGTGCGAACATGTCAGCAGCACCAGCGACAACCGCCTGTGCGCTATCGGACGCATTTACTGCGGCATCTACTGATTGAGATACGCCCTCGGAAGTTTTGGCCGCTGCATCAGCCGCATCTAATGCTTGTGCGACGGCATCATTAACTGTCTTGGTGTAGTCAACAATGGATATATCGCCGACATTGGCACCAGAAATATCAAGGCCAGAAAGAGATTCTTTAACGATAAGCGCGGCAACAAGTGGCGCCAATTGCCGTAGTGGCACAGGCGTGTATTGATCTGCGTCAGCCATAAGCCCTCGCATAAAAAAAGGCCGCGAGAAGCGGCCTTAAAATAAAAATAGGAAAGAAAAGCTTTAAGAAGCTGGCGTGTAAGTATCGCCAATATTCAAAGTATTATTCTGAATGATGGCCATACCATTTGGTGGCGTCCACGCGGATTCTCCGTCCCATAGAACAGCGTTCACTACATATCCTGCAGGCTGCGTTCCATCCGCTATGATGCGGTAAACTATGTAACGTTCCATCAGGCGTATTCCTCAATAATCACAACACCAGAAGAGCCAAGCCCGCCTGCATATCCTGACGTTGTATTAGATCCGCCGCCCGCTCCGCCCGCGCCAAACCCTGACGCAGCAGTACCCGGCCCGTTATCGGTTGTGTAGGTGCCAGCCCCCCACCCTGACGGCGTTCCAATCCCCGGATATACTGTTCCATTAATGGCCCAACCGCCAGCGCCGCCCTGCCCCTGTTTCTGATAGACAACAGATAGAACTTTTGTGCTGTCATGAACGTATGCAGGTCCACCGCCAGCCTGCACACCAATACTAAGAGAAGTATTCCCCGTAGTTACGCCATAACCACCCTCATTCCCGCCTTGGCACTCTACTGCGGCGCCAAACCATGAAGAGCCGCTTGTCGATTGAATATTCGTATTCGTGGATTCAGCCGACGCACCGACAGTGATTGACTGAGGAGAACCGTCCGATACATCAAACCAGAATTCGATTTCACCGCCAGCACCACCTGAGCCGCCAGCCGAAACATGAGACGTGTCACTATTTGCCTGCGCATAACCGCCAGGGCCACCCGCACCGCACATCCGAACACGCGCCATACGCGCGCGATTGCTTGGGGTATACGTGCCGCTGCTCGTGAATTTCTGCGTCCCCAGATAACGGCCACGCTCTAGTTGCGGTACGGTCGGATAAAACGCTGTAAGGGCTTTAGTCGTGGCTCCAGCGGCAGTTGTTGCGCCAGCGGGAACTGTTACCGTGTAAAGAGGAACGATTGCACCGCCAGATGGTGATGCAGGCGCTTCGGCGGCCAGAACCAATTCCGCTTGCGCCAAACGGGTAACCGGTAAAGACGTGCCTGCATTTCCGGGTCCAGCCTGCGTCTGACTTGGATTATCCGCATTATAGAATGGCAGCACAGTTTCATCTGTATCCGCCTCAGAACACACAGCATATAACGTTGCTGTCTGCCCTGCTGTGAGGGTAATGCTTCCTCCAGCGCATCCGTAAACAACAAACTGCGCGGATGTATCAGCAGAAATACCACCCCCATTCCCGCCGAAAGCTGTTTCATCAATGGCGCCAGAAGATGCCACGACACCAGAGCCTACAGCAATGGTCAGCGCAGAAGCAGATGGCGTAACAGAAAAACCGAAAGCCGCAGAAACTGTAGAAAAATCTCCATAAAGAAGATTTAACGCCTGCCCCAATGCAGTTTTCAGATTGCGTTCACCCCACAACAAATCTGCATCAAGCGGAATCTGCCCTTGATAAACAATCCTGCGCTGCATCAGTTTTCAACCTTCACCCACGCCGTAACACCTTCGGCGCGCACATTATTGATTGCGACATAAATCGCCGCCACGGACGCTGCATTGCCCCGCTTTGTCGTCACGAAAAACTGGCCTCCATTCAGGCCACCATAATACAGGCCTGCCACACCATACCCGTAGCCACCGCCGGCGGCTGGCGTTGGTGTTGAACCAAGTCCCTTACAATCACTGGCACTCGTGGGCTCAACAACGATAGGCGTTTGCCCCGTCAGATCCTGCAATGCTTCCGTAATGGCTGTACGAGTATTTTTCTGGGCGACAAGAGCCTCTTGGATACGCTTTCTATAAGCCGCATCTGTCTCTCCAGAAGCTCTCGGCAACGCATCACCAAAGAAATCGTAGGCAATTAGATCCAGAAAAGAACCTGTGGCCGTGGCCAGACGCATCTGAAGGTTAACCTGCCCGAACAGGTCATAAACCCATGACAGAATATTCCCGATGCCCTGCAAAACACCATTCAGAACAGGCGCTTTTTCACTCTGGTTTACTGCTGGAGGATCTGGGAACCAGCCGAATGGAAGGAGTTGCCGAACACGGCGGGCAAAATCGTTCTGATCTCCCGTAGCCATTAGCTGCCTGCCTCAACAACCGTCACCGCAACGGAACCTGCCCGGATCACCTGTTTGGTAGCGGCTGCTAGATCAGATTGCGCGCCGTTCAACAGCACATTCGTGATGGAAACAATATCCACCCCGGCATTGTTGTAAGCCACCACAGGAAGGCGGCTGTATGCGTAACCAGCCCCCACTTTCTGGGAATCAATGTCTGCCGTAATCGCGTTCTGGATATTGGTTTGAACAGTAGCTGTATCTGTTCCGGCAGCCACGGTTACCGTCATGCTGACAGTTGCCAGAAGCTCTATCGGCCCAATAACAGCAAACCCAACACCTTCCGCTTTAACTGCATCAATCGCCGTGTACACAGATGCCAGAAGATCAGCAGATGGCGTGCCTGTGCCATCATCGACAACAACCGTAAAATATCCCGGCCGGAATGTGCCATCTGGCGCTTCGCAGTTGATGATCTCGTAAGTGAGATTGGTCTGCACGCCAGCAATAGCATTTTCGATAGCGGCATTACTGGCTGTAGCTTTTGCCGCCAGCCAATCAGGAAAGCGAGCCCTTAACTGCGCGTCTGTCTCTCCATCGGAGCCATTCACAAGCGCTACTGCATTCGTCACGGTATCAATACCGGCAATGCTAGTTCCAAGAAGACAGATGGCGCCTGCGGCAACATTGCCAGTTGATCCAGAAACCTGACATTCAACGGGCACAGTAATAGATCCCGTTCCCGCTGGCCGCACATAAGCACCAGTTGCGGCAGACCATGCAGAATTGCTCGTATCTTCCGTCACGGCATAATTCATACCAGCAACAGTGCGAACAAGAACGCCAACCGCCACTGATGCAGATTGCTGATCTGGCTGGAATGAGGTGAGTGTCACCTCACCCGTAGCGGCAGTCCCCGGCATGCGGGTCATACCAAAATCAGCCACCCAGCTATCCGCGTCAGTGCCATTGGATGTGGCCAACCTTGAACGCGAAAGGATAAGCAGCGCAATATATTGCAGCCATAGACCTGTGCCCGACACAGATTCCATAATTGCCCGCAGCGGCGTACCCACAGCCATATCCAGCAATGAGGCGCACGCACCCTGCGTTGCCGCCACTGACTGAGCAACAAGCGCGGCATACGTTCTTAAAGGAAGCGACATGAATGTTCCGTCAGGTCAGCGTCAGAGCCTGCACGCTGTTTGTTTGGGCATCAGTATAAGAAATTATGCAGGAGAAGCCGCCATTTCCGTTATCGGTTAGCGTCACAGCCACGGGCTGCGTTTGATCAATTCCGGCCTCTAAAGCGCATTGAGAGCGGATAAGCGCGTAAAGCTCTGCTTCCGTGATGATCTGGCCGATCTTCTGGGGCAATCCAGCACCATAGTCAGGCTGCCAGATATACCCAGTTTGTGGTGTCATAAGCCGCCTGAGCAAGCGTTGCCGGACACCATCATGGTTGCTGGCAATCAGAAGCGCGCCAGACGCATCAACCTGCAGATCTCCGCCCCATTCGTGGGAAAGGCAGCTCATCCAACGGGCGCTCCCGTATTCTCGCCCTTATTGCCGTTGCTGTGAACATGACTGGCGAGACTAATGCTTCCTGCCTTCACATCCTTGTCGGTGGTGATATTCCCGCCAGCGACCTCAAAGCCGGAAGCCGAAAGCGTGGCTGTAACGCCTCCCGCTTTCCACTGGTGCTGGCCATCCTTTATGGTGGCTGTTGTATCGCCTCCCACACCCGAATAAAGCGTATCCCGCGTAACGTGCATCCATGGGGCAGCTTGTGCAGCCTCACCTCTTTCGCGGCTTGTTTCGTCCACTGGAGGCGCACCGCATCCAGCCATCAGCAGATATTCCCCCGGCTGGGCCACCTTTCCTGTTACTGGCGATACTGGAGGCGGCATCATGGTGCAAAACACAGGCGCGGCCACAACAGAATGTTCAGGGTCGCCGCAAACCGGCAGCAAATGCACCTGTGTGCCCACATTCGGCGGGCAGGAAATGCACAAGTCTCCAACCTGCACAGCGGCAAACGGCAGCCAGCCCGTTTCAACCCCGCCTGGCATCACCTTGACCTTTACATCATGCGTAACCGGATCAACCGCTGAGATCAGACCGTTTTCTTGCTGCCCATAGGTGCCGCCAGCGGCGAACGCCATTGGTCTGCTATCAATCATATTCCTGCGTCTCGTCCTGCGTCACATCGCGGTTGCGCAATGTCACATTCTGCCGAAATCCTGTGCCTTCACCGTAAGATGTCGTCACAGCATCAACGGCATGCGTTCCATCCCATGTGGAATTTGTACCCGCCAGAGACATGAAATGACGCGGCTCTAGGCTGATCATTCCCGGCGCTTCGTAAGAAATTACACGCTCATGCGCGACAATCTCATGGTAAAGCTGTTCGGCCTTGGCTTGCGCCTCATCCATACGCAAGCCCGGAAACTGGAAACTATGCAGGTTCCCGACTTCTGAAGCCTTGCGCGCAGAGCCTCCATCGGGCCCGAAATACCATTCCACCTTGGTGCGCTGACGACTGTCCCAAGACAGCACATGCACCATCACACCTTTGGCAATCTGATAATCGCGTCTAAGCGTAAGGTTTTCACAATCCGCCCGTATTGCTGCGCCCACTCCGCTGTCCACATACGCCAGCTTATGAACAACAGCGCCATCAGACGAAGGCGAAAGCATGGGCCTACACACAAGCGTTGTGCCGTCCACATACAGATCAGCCTGTGAACTGTTGGCAATATACCGGGCCAGATCAAAGGCACTGCGGAAGCGGTTGCCACTCACGCCAGAATGACGCTTGTGTTCCGTCTGACGGAATTGTCCCTGCATGCCGCCCGTAATCGACACATTCGCAGCCAGCCCTGCTCGCGCAGCCATATCCTTAAGAATTTCTGGCCCGGTCATGTTCATCCAAGAGGCAAGAACACGCATATCCAAAAGCCGCGCCAGATAATCCCGACATTCAATGTCCAGCGTGGCCAAGGTCGGTTCATAGGAAACTGTTGTTACCAACCCCTGAAATATCGTTGTCCACTGCGCACCACCCAGAGCGGCATCCTGCATTTGCAGTGTGATGTCGATTTCCGGCCCCGGCCTTCCACTGGCTGCGTCCGCCTGATCAAACCATCCTGCGCTACTGCCGATTCTGGCTGAAGCCAAAAGCTGGCGATCTACGGCAAACGTCAGCGTCAAGGTATCTGCACGGGAATACCGCGTCCTCATCAGAGAGAACTGCTTTACCTGCGTTTCCTGCCTGATTTTCCCATCAATCAGAACCCGGCAGCGTGGCGCACGACACCAATTAGCGGCGTTGGAGCCAACAACGGTAACGGCCTGTGTAATGTCGCTCATGATGTATAATCAGGAATGCCCGCAGTCTGGGTCTGATCAGGTGTAGGCAGCGTAAGCGTTACAGGCATGGTGAAAGGTGAAAGATCAGGATCAGTCAGCCCGTTCAGTTGCGCAATCCGCCACCATTGTGTGGCATCACCCAATTCGCGGCAGGCCACATGGTATAAAGTTCCATCTGCCGCACTTACTTTAACAGTGTTCGCCATCTACGCTGCTGCCGATACAAGTTGCCAACTTCCATTGCTGTCTCCGGCAGTCAAAGTGTTGGCATAGCCGCGGTTAACCAAAGCTCCGCTATCAACAGTGGCACTTTGCAAACCTGCATTGGCCGTAAGTGCCGAAAGGCTAGAGCCATTCTGGATAGAAATTCCCGAAATATTTGCGCCAGCTTGCGAAATGGTAGTCATTAAACTGGCACCAGTAGATTTCAACCCCGTCACAATTGAAGCCACATTATCGGGCGCAGAGGCGAGATTGATACCCGCACCGGATAACCCCTGCACCATGGTCAACTTATCGCTCACAGATGCCAAGGCGCTACCCGCGCCAACCATATTCGCCAAGGGGAAAACCTGCCCGATTACAGCCTGTCCCTGCGCAGAAATATTGGAAAGTGCCTGCGCACCATCGCTGAGAGCACTCGTAACGTCAGAAAGGGCACTAGCCGCATCATCCCCAATCAGCGAAGAGAGCGCCGATGTTGATGTGCTGGCAGAAGTAACAGAAGTAGACTGGCGTTCTAGCTGAATACGATATGGGATGATCGCGCCCTTAAGCGAATAGTCAAAGGCGTATTCAGCAATAATAACCGTTTCATTGATGCCCGGCCCCGTGAATGGAACCGGCTGCCCTGCATCGCGCATCTGGGACAGAAGTTGCGCACGCGCCAACGCATTTGGGCCAGTAAACCGCGCATTCCATGAAAACCGCGCTGGATCGTTTCCTAAGCGGTCAACAATCTTGGTGCCACCGGGCAACCAATGCACTTCCAGCCGCTGCTGGCCACCATTGGTCAGAACATCAGGAATTTCCATGCCATACAAAGGCACGCTGCCCAAAGTAACGGGCGCAGTTGTCCCGTAACGTCCAATAGAGCCAATGACGTTTTCAATACTGAGCAGGCTGACCATGGCGCTAACAAAAAAAGGCCGATCCATGCGGAACGGCCTAATTACAAAACGGGCGATGATAGAGAGAGGATGGCATAAACCTCGCTAGAGTACAAGTCCTATTGCACGACGCCCTGATTTGAGAACACAGGCCATTTCTGCAACGGCTGCGTGGAAGTGCGCGGCACGAAAGGCCTATGCTTCACGTTAATGTCGGGATTTTCCGCCATCTGCTGCAATTCTGGATCAGAGCGCAGATCCAGAGGCAAGGGCTTAGCCGTAAAAACAGAATGCGTGGCAAGATTCTCAACGCGCCCGCATACACCTGCTGCCATATCAAAACTAAATTGCCCACGAGCATTGGGTGCACTCATCACCCGGCGCATGCAGCGTGCATCCGTCTCTCCCCAATCACGCCCGTATGGGGTGCCCGGATGGGAGCAGGCTGCTAGGGCGAAAAGAAGAAGAACGGAGCGCAATCTCATAAAAACAGTAATTGGCAAGAAAACTGGAAATTTCAATCTTCAAAAACGACTTTTCCAGAAAAAATAAATCAAAAAACAGACAACCTGTTCATGCTTGACTCACTCTTCATGGTCGGGGATATTCCCCCCAGATACGCGAAAGGAGCAACCTGGTAGGGCTGCTCCTTTCAATTCCGCAGCGATTGAGCCGCCCGCGGAAATGCTGCTACGTGAATAGCGGGGGCATCTAGCCCCCGCAAGCAATATCGGTCAAGGGCGGCTCTTCTTTAAACAAAGAAGGAATTCTTTTTTGACGTATGAAATAGACACGAAAAGAGTCCTTTTGGAACGAAAAATGAAAAAACTGAAATTCAAATATTCCCAATCAAATCGCACTAAAAGTACATTAGACCGCTTCCTAATGCGGTGTAAGGGGACTTATCTTGCTGATTACAGAAAAGATTGCGCCATTATTCTTTTCACAAGCACTACGGATAGTGCGACAGTAAAAGTTCGTTGGTAAAAAAGGCGGCCCAAAGGCCGCCTCCCCTCACGCCAAAGCTTCCCGCCCCACGCCAGCCCGCTCTTCTTCCTCAAGATCGTGCCAGAGTTGCATCAGTGCTTTCCCAGCAGTCCGTAGATACTGCTTCTTTGCATCGGTTGCCCTGTCAGAATAGAACGCAGCCGTTCCCAGATGCATTGCATCAATGATCTGCTGCTGAGTTAAGCGTCCCGTATTCCGCCGTTCAAAAGCAGCAGCCACTTTATCAAACACACCAGCGTTGCCACCCTCGAAAGGGTGGCTGGCCTTTACGGCGCTTACGCTGGTGTTTGGTGAAAAGGGGATGGCGCGGGCTCCAAACCCATTTCCTTCTGGTCTTTGATTGCGCTGGGTAGAAGGTAGCGACCAGCACCAACGCCAAAATAGGCATTTGCTACAACTTCATGGAAGCTGCGCTTACCTTCTTCCGCCGTGTAACTGATAACGTAACCCATCTTTATAGAAAGCCGCGTCAGAGCGTTTGACACAATTTGAGATAATCCCCTGCGCCGTTTGGTAACGCCATAATGCTGTAACCAACCCTTGGCTGTGCGATGGTTTGCAACCGCCACGCCAACGGGACGAACAGCAAGAACCCCATCAACCTTCTGCATCAATTCGTCCAGCTTTGCGCTAATGGGTGTCAACGCTTTATTGACGACACCCTTTGCTATACCCCCGGCCTCTTTGGCAGTCAGATGATTACCTGCGGCAATGGCCTTCCCGAAGAAGTGGTTGAAAGCCACATCTGCCAGTTCTGTCTGATAGATAATGACTGCCTTGCGGACGCCTTCATTCTTGATCCGATCTGGGTGTATGGTAGCCAGCCAGAAATTAAGGCGATTGAGAGCAAGGAATGTATGCTCACGCTCTTGGTTATCTCCAGCAAGCTGCGCCTCCTTAACGGTGGTGCAGGTCGAAAGCACTGGGTGCGACTGTATCTTTTTCCTTTGACCTTCCCAGCTTAACCCCATTCCCTCAACAATGGGCTTCATCGCCACCAGAGTATTCTCAGGACGATCACCAGCAATCGCGATGAGCTTCGAGCCGTGAAAGTCGATGGTCGTGAGTTGCTTGCTCATGCCGCATCTCCTTCGCCAATCAGGGCGCGCAGATGGTCTGCAATCCTTGTGCAAATATTTGATTTATGATGATGAATGACTGCCAATTCATGCTTGGAAACGTCCTTCCAATCATTTGACCGGCAAAGTCGTTCCACCTCATCAATGTAAATAACCCCATTCGCTACTGCATATTCGTCGCAGATTTCAATAGCCTTACGAATACCTGGAATCATTGCAGGAGTAATGCCCGCTGTGATAATAGAATTCATATCAGTGTTTTCCTTATTCACTGTCAGAGGCATCAGGGGTGAGCTTGCCGGCGTTCCCTGATGCCTTTTCTGCGTTAAGTCCTGCGTCAATCAGATGCCTTACGGTTGCCGTTCTTGTCGGCATTTGTGAGGAAATCCCCCAATCGTCTATTCTTTTGACGATATCCACATCCAATTCCGCCACAAGGCGCACAATTTTTGTTTTATCCCTTTTCCTTCGATACCCATTTGGGACAGGAACTGGGGAAACCACTTTATTCTTCATCGCGTAGCCTCCTAACTACAATTGGAACTACATCACGACACACATTCAAATGTCAATGGACAAATTTAGCAGCGTACGGCGTTCTTATCCAATGTTAATCAGGAGGTGCGTATGGCTGACAAAGATGGAATGGAAAGAAGAGTATATCTTCTCCCAGAAGAGCTGGTAGATAGGATTAAAGCGTATCAGTCTGCTAACGGCATTCCCTACGAAGTAGAGGCCGTAAGAAGACTCCTTAATGATGCCCTGCAATCAAGAGATACCATTGATAATATAATGCGATTGATTAGCGATTATTTCAAAAAGGATAGCGATTTACGATCCATTGCTAGTTCTGTGCTCAGCAGTCATATATTGGTTACTCAGATCAATATATCAGATCAGTCTTTGAAATTTGGCCTTAGAAATGGAGATGCGGGAGAGGTGACGCGCAAGGGAAATTTGCGTGTAGGGACTATCAATGATGAGGGGTGGATTCATATCAATAGAGATTGGCATGATGTGGAGCCGCCTAAAAGCAAAAAAACCACCCACCCCCCAGAGCTAGACGATGAAATCCCTTTCTAGGCGCACCGATTTTCTAAATAATCCAATCAGTTATGAGAAATCACATCCTGCCATGAGTATGAATACCTTATGTTCAAATTGAACACTTCTCCATACGCCTTTTGATATTCAACACAGTAGCTGGCGAAACACCAACACGCTCAGCGATCTGGCGCAGAGTCATTCCTACGGCTTCATCTGATGCAAGAAGTTCCTCTACTTGCACTCGTCTCTGACTGGCGGTTTTTGCAGGCCGCCTTCGTGCAGACTTTGCTTGATGGCCACGCTTTATTTCTTTCATGACAGTATCAAGTTCAGTTTTATGTAGCGCCTGAATGCGTACAAGATCACGCATGACCGCTTCTTGCTCTTTGCGATCATTCCAATCTCTATCAATCTGGAATTGGACACGCAGCAGAAGATCGGAAATGCTATTGGCGGGTAGTTCCCACGCAACAAGATCAGAAACAATCCAGCGCCGCTCTCTCACTGGGTCTGGAAGCTCAACCTCCCCTTTCCGTTTGTAGCGCGCGACCATGGTACGCTCGGCAAGAAGCGTTTCCCATTTTTTATATTCAGTTAATGCGTCATTAATTGTGCTCGGCAGAGGGATTGCCTTACGAAGAGCGTTTAAACTTCTCGGCGTCCATTTTTCATGGCTACCTTTTCCATCCCAATATTCGCTATAGTGCCCGGGGCCGTATTCTGGGCGCTCCACACGTGAATACCAAGGCGCAACAGCATCAACTAACTTCTGCTCATCGGGCGTATTCTCGAAAACTTTATCATACCCTCCATAGCGCTTGATAATTTCATCAACCCGCTTCTTATGGGAGCGCCTCCAAGCTGTTTCTTTATCTCGGGCGGCTTTCTTCGCCTCTTGCTGCTTACGTTTTTCTTCTGCCTTCCGCATCGCTTCAGCCTTGGCTTGCTTGCGCGCCTCCTCTGCCCTGCGGTTCATATCCCGCATCATTTCTTCAGAGGGGTCTAGTTCGTTTGCCGCAAGCAAATCCGGTATATCGCCCACTGCAAATCCATGTCTTTCGACCATATCTTTTGCGATGGATAAAGCATTGCTTGCTTCGCCGCCAATTCCACGCTGCGCCAAAGACCAAACCTTGGCGAGTTTTTCTAAGTCCAGCTTGGGCATTATAGATATCCTTACGTTCAAATTGAACATAAGGAACATGTTTAATTTTGAACAGAATTATTTGTTCAATATGAACATTTTTTCTTGTTCAATTTGAACAGGAACAGCATTGACAATTTTGATCCGTCCCAATCCGGACGCCTCTCCTGACTCCCCAATCCTCCCCCGTACGGGTAACGTAGAGCATCTTATTTTAAAGGATGGATTCTGATGCCTGAATTACGCTGCCCAGAATGTGACGCTAAAATTATCTTAAACCCTGCCCGCATGTCTTTTGGCGTCCCCATTATTGAGCAAGACAAATGCAAGCACCCCGGCTCAGGAAGAATATTTAGTTGCCCCAAAGCATTGCAAGCTGGCGGTGATGCCCTTCAAAACCTTCTGACTGGCAAATCCGAGTGATCTTTTAGACAGGCGTCCAGTTCCGCTTTTGTATGAAAACGCCAGCCAACGATTGCCATATCATTTGCTGCGTCCAACTGAAGGCACAAAGAGGATCCGGGCTCCATATACGCAAGCACCCATTCCGGTGGGGTCTCGCCTTTTGATAGAGGATGCCACGGGAAGTCTCGCGCAGCACAGGCCATGGCTGTTTTATCTAGATCTGGCATGGGTTCAGTCCTTAAGGATTTGGGCCAAGCGTGACTCCTCAACGTGGCGTCACACGGGTATGGTGCGGGCTTTTGGGAGGGTGGTTTGAGACGTTTACTGCTTATGATCGCGGTTCTTACGATGCCATGGGTGAGTTGGGCGCAGGACTTCACTCCTGCTGAGCAAAATAACTTAACAGCCGCCCAAAATAATGCAGTCAGATCTGCCAAAAATTACTTAGACATGTCTGGCTTTTCACGCGCAGGCCTTATTCAGCAGTTATCATCTGACGCTGGCGATGGTTATTCAGTATCCGATGCTACCATTGCAGTGGATAGCTTGACTGTAGACTGGAATGAAAATGCAGTCAGGTCTGCAAAGCAATATCTTGAAATGTCAGGGTTCTCATGTAAGGGGCTGATTCAGCAATTATCTTCAAGTGCAGGGGAGAAATATACAGTAAGCCAAGCAACATATGGCGCACGGCAAGCCGGGGCATGCGGGGAAAAATGAATGGCCTATTCCTCCACACCAATCAGCGCATCGCTCATCAGAGACAAATAGAGGCTAGCGAGCCTTAATTAAGATTGCGCACCCTCCCCGTACAGGCAAACTCTGCGGGAAGGGAGATTCGGATGAGTGTTCGTGCAGTTCGCTTACTCTTGTGTGTCTTGCTGCCTGTGCTGGCGCCCATATCAGCGCACGCATTTCGTCCATCTACACGCTATATTCCGCCCCCAACGCAGCAATACCAATCCCCAGACGAAAGCCAGCTCCAAGAGCACCGGCACTACAAGAATATAGACGGCAACGTGATCCACTCTCCAGCCCATACACGCAACGGGCAAGCCCCATCAGGAGCCACAGCAAAGTGCGGCGATGGCACGTTCAGCTTTAGCCAGCACCATCGGGGCACTTGTTCACGGCATGGGGGTGTGGTGAGTTGGTTGTAAGATATTCTCTTTAGACTTGGTGTATAATGCGCAAATTCTACATTTTACTCTTTTTGGGTTTATTTTCCCCTTGTGCGGCAGCTTTTGCTCAAGATGCAAACACTCCTCTGCTTACGAGTTGGGGAGTCACATTTTCAGAAAATGCCGCGCCAAACTGCGCTGTGACGACATCTATCGACCAGCCAACTTTCGCCGCTCATGTTCAGGATATGGTTGATGCTGATATTTTTAGCAAAAAAGTCAGCCCGACATTAGGAAATGTCGCCCCTCATTACCTTATGAATATTTTTGAGGCGGAAACTGCTCCTTACATCGTGAAAGGGTTCTTTGACAGAAATCCTACAATTGATCAGTGTACGTTTGTTTTTCAGTATGTAAATCCAGATGATTACGGGAATAATGCTACCTATCCAATGGTATCATTTGATTTCACCCGCGCCCTTTACCAAAAAGTGAACTGGCCGCGCTTTAATGAAGATAACTTACGGAAGATTGCGCCCAACTTTAAAGGAGACGCGCATTTCGGAGCGCTACTTAACGATGAAACATTTCCGGCCCTGATGATGTTAAAGAGCAACGAATAAATATCACCCCCCTACTAATAGCGCCGCTACCCAATGATTTTCTTTAACATTGCAAAGAGAGCCATTGGGTTGGCGTTTTAACACACAAATCAATGCCCCCACGGCACCCCCGGCACCCTTGGCGTGGAGAGCGGGTCTGGCATAGCGTTACTCGCCCGCATTTCGCGGTCAAAGGTCCGCTGTATCTCCTTCATCACATACGTTTGGGTGTTATCGGCAATCTTCTCCCCGTCCAGATAAACAGGAGAATTTACTGTAACGTGAGTAGGCTGCTGTTGTGTGCGCATTTGCACGGGTGGCGTCCATAACCCTGTTGGAGTTACGTTTAATTTACGCCCCATGCGCAGATCAAAATCGTAAATACTTCCCGTGCCAGCCCCTAAAATCGCGCCGCCAACAGCACCTACCGCTGTCCCTACTCCCGGAATAAAAGAACCTGCCGCAGCGCCTGTTGCTGCCCCAGCCGCGCCAGATTCAATTAGGTGCCTCGCCCACCCCGGCAAGGTATCCATAACCTTCCCAATCATACCGCCGATACTCGTGACCACCTTCAGCAACATATAAACATCATTGGCAAACATACGGATATCGTCAGGATGTTTCTCAGCGAAGTCTGCCATGCCGTTAAAGGTTTGGGTCAGCAGATTGATGGACTTCACAAACGGTCCCTGAGTAATACGGCCTATCGTAAACTCTAGGCGTTCAATAGAGGTATCCATTGCCAACTGAGCAGCTTTCGGACCTTTTGCTAGGGCATCCAGTGCATCTTGAACATTTGTACGTCTCGCCATAGCAGCACCTTTGGCCACATTGCCTTCGGCACCATATGTTTCGTTCACAAGATCCTGTACATTCATGCGCTGAAAATGCCCCGTCATTTCGTGATGCTTTTTCAGAAGCGGGACAATGTGCGCCGTAATCCATCCAATCGGATCTTCGGCAAGCGTTTGCTGATCAACAAACTGACCGTTACGGCCAACTAATCCGAACTTTTTTTGGCTAAAATACGCAAAATCCTTCTTCGTCATGCGGGAATGATCACCTAAGAACAGATCATCAAAGGATTTAATAGCAGTAGAAGCGCGTCCCGGGTTAATATCGATGAAATGGGAAAAATTCAACATACCCTCATCAGACATACGCATACCTTCTGCGCCCGCTGATTTGGCAAATGTCTGAAAGTTCTTCCCGCTCATAAACTGCTGATTGGCAAGAATCATCGCCAGCGCCGTATTGGTGGTGCTTTTAGCTCTCTGAATGTCAAACTGACCATTCTTTGGGTTGAAAAAGTGATTTGTTATTTCTTGCGCGCGCACCAGAGCCGTAGCTTGCGAGACAGCTTCATTATGATCCTTCCCTGTAAGCAGAAAGGTTTTGTCCACATCATTTAGAAGCCGCATAATGTACGGCTGCTCTTCCATATTGCCGCCAGATACTTCGTAAGATTCCTTAACAAGCCTAGCTGCATCAGTAGCCGTCAAAAACGGGTTAGACCGCATTGCTTCCTGCACGCTGGCTTGTAGCGCCCCCATATTCTGCGCGGCCACAGGGTCGCCACTCATCCCCCGGAATGTCTGGTCATACCCGGCGGCCTGATCAAACCCACTGGCGGCAAAGTGCGCTACACTGTGAACGCCCTCGTAAGCTGCTAGAGGCCCCACCCAATGCGGCAGACGTGCTGCTGCTATGGTTGCGCCACGCTCGGCCATATTGGCGGCAGGTGAACCAGAAGGCGCGTTAGAGATCGGCTTCCACGGCCCGTAGGTCTGGTTCCCGCCCATCCACTTGCCATCCATACGCAAGTTTCCCGGATACGGGATAAGGGCGGTGCCCGGAACAGACTCACTCTGCGTCCAATTTGGACGGTAATCAGCCGGATTTTCAGTGCGCCGAAAGTTGGGGATGTTCCCCATACTATCGCCCTGCCCCGGCAGCGGAATCAGCGCGGTTCCAGTTTGCGGGGGCGGCAATAGCGGAACAGGAGCCCCCGGCACATTCATAGCCGCGGCAGAATACGGAGAAACGTAAGAGCCCCCGGCATCTGTAATCGGCGTAGCTGACGGCGGAACGGGAGATGCCGCACGCGCACGACCAGTCGGAACAGGAGACACGAAAGGCGCAAAACCTCCCGCGCCCTCGCCAGATTGCGGAGCAACAGGCGCACGGAATTTAGAAGATGCCGAGGCAATCGTGCGCGCTGCCCGTGCTGCACGCTCCATGTCCGAGGCCATGCCAGACGTTAGGCGCCGCGCACCACCCAGAGACGAAACCATGTTGTTGAAGCCCATCTGGGCATCTTTCTGGGCAGTCGCCAGACGCTCCAAGGCGCGGATCATTTCGCCAACAGGGCCAACAACCTGTGTAGCATCAGCGACTAGCGAAACGCCGATTTTATAGGCTTCAACAGTCATAATTCTTTCCTACTGGAGAGCGTCCAGAGTCTCATTTTTTGGGAGTGTTGTGCTATCATTATATGCTTGCATTTTCTTGAATGATAGCATATTATAATATCATGAACCGCAAGCAAGAACGCCTCCTGAAAGCCATCTTCACCAACCCGGTGAGCACAAGCCAGAGCTGGGCAGACATTGAAGCCCTTCTAGTGGCCATTGGCTGCACAGTTATGGAAGGCAACGGTTCTCGCGTGAAGTTCGTCTGCCGCAAGCAGGTTCTGGCAGTTCATCGTCCCCACCCGCGCAAGGAGGCAAAGGCTTACCAAGTCCGCGCTGTGCGGGACTTTTTGACCAACTTAGGAGTAACACCATGAGCGGAATGGCTTATAGAGGCTACCACGCCCGCGTTGAGTTTTCTGCGGAAGATGGCGTTTTTGCCGGCCGCATTGCGGGCATTCAGGATGTCATCACTTTCGAAGGTGAAAGCGTTCCAGAACTGCGGGCTGCGTTTGAGGAAGCTGTTGATGATTATATCAGCACTTGCTCAGAAATCGGTAAAGACCCGCAAAAACCTTACAGCGGCAAAGTCATGCTTCGCCTTTCCCCTGAGGTTCACGCCCGCGCTGCCATTGCAGCAGAACTGCAAGGCATGAGCATGAACCAATGGGCTGAGGCAGCTCTCAATGATGCCTCCCTCAAGACTATCTCTCGATAGAGATAGGCAACCCGCAGGCCCTTCACTTCACGCGAGCTTGAAGTCTGCACAAGGGTTGCGGGGGGCGCGTGGTCAGGGGCAGCGTCACATTATCCCCAATACTGTTATGGGCGATTCCGCTTGCCAAACTGCGGAATTTAAGTGGTAGTTTGAATTTCAGCCGCAATCTCACCACATTAAAAATAGTATGATGGCGCGGTCTCAGGTGTGGGGCTATATGCAGAGAAGGCTCTTGCCTTGATCCATCTTTCTTATATAACCCGCAAAATCTAGAGACCACCGCCTTTGTCAAGGTGTCATTGATCAAGATATCATTGATCCAGCGCGAAAGTGTGTGTCATCGTACCTGCATGGGCATTCTGTAGCCCGCCAACTTTAACCGGGAGGACCGAGCATGTTTTCTTTCTCGATCATCAACCCCCGTGTAAAAGGGGGTAAGTGATGTGCGATTTCACTCGTCCGCAGGAGCCAATCATTGCAGCTCCTGACTTTGCTAAAGCTCGTAAAGTTGCGGAAGAAACTCTTCAGAGACTTAAGATAATTTATCCTCCGGTTGATCCACGCTTTGTAGCAGAAGCGTTAGGGATTAACGTAAATTATGTTAGGTTCTCATTCCCTACGTCGGAAGAAATATCAGGTTATATTCAACCTGACAAAAACCAAATTGTTGTCAACGAAGAATTGCCAACCAATAGAATACTTTTTACTATTGCACATGAGCTAGGACATTTCTTGCTTCATAAGCGATATGTGAAATCTCATAACTATAATGTTTTTCCAAGGTACAACAATTATCCCAAAGGGAAACCTCCAGAAGAAGTTGAAGCTGACATATTTGCTGCGAACCTATTAGTTCCGTTTTGTATGCTAAAAAAATACGAAAATGTTGCTTCGACTCATGAACTTGCAAAGATGTTTTGTGTCTCGGAGGATGTTATTGTTAATCAGCTCTATTGGCTGAGAGCTACCAGCAGATAAATGACAGAGGATATTCATACTGCTCCTTTTCAAGATCCACGATTGGCCGCAGAAAAGTCAATCGTGGATGATGATGGTAAATCTCAGAAAAAAACAAACAAAGATGTCTCTCATGATCTTAATAAAGGAATGCGCGAACGCGTAGAACTAGACGGTCGAAGAAAATTTTTTGATTTACGAGAACAATGGTCAGCCGTTATTATAATATGGATTTTTATTCTTATTTTATTTAATATAAGCCTTTCTTTTTTAGTTGGATGGGGATCATTAAACTTTAAAGAATATAAATGGTTTATTACCTCTGTAACGGTTGAAACATTTCTGCAAATCGTCGGTATGGGGTATGTTGCGGTTAAATTTTTATTTTCTGATGGAAAATCAGTAATTCCCTTTGAGAAAACAACATCAGCAACAAAAACAGAAGATAAGTAAAGACTTCTTTATACGCTCTGTAGGCAACGTCCTCTCACGCTAAAGCTTTCTGCCCACACCAGTCCATTCACTCATCCCCTTCCCGCTGGTTAGGAAGGGGTAGCCCACACATCGCACGAACAGCAAGCGCACCAATACGACGCACGATCTTGTGCTCATTCCTAAAGGCCGCCACAGAAAGCTCTGGGCGTGGCGGCTGATAGTTTTTCTGCTCCATGCGGCCGAGTTCAAACACTACGGCCTTGATGTCGTCAGAACCGATAGAAGCATGCACCACAGGCCCGGCCTCGGATATACGCACGCCGTAGCTCTCGCGCATATCGCCGGTTCGTAACCCCGGATCATCCGGCGTAAATCCCAACCTGATACGCTCATCTATGGTGCTGTCTGCCAGTGGAGCGGTTGGCAAACCGGGTTCAGGCCCATCTAAATAATGCCCGATCTGCTCTTTCGTGTCGCGCTCAATAAGGGCAGCTCCCTCCTCCACGCCACGATGAACGGCCACATCAACCGCAAGCCCCCTTGTCGTCAGATGGTTTATGAATCCCTCAATGGTCTTAAACTGCCGCACCATCTGGCACCTCAATGAACATCATGGCATCCCAGTCGAACGTTTCTCCACGCATTTCGCGCAAAGCTACGCAGGCGGCCAACCTGCGCTTATCGCTCCATTTCCCGCAAACTTCCCACGGCACCCCATTTTGAACGAGAAACAGCATTTCCCTAAAAATGGGGTGCTCGCTCAGTTTTTTACTGCGGCCTTTTCATCGGCAGAACTGGCGTCTTTTTTACCGTAAAAAATCGGCATAAGCGCAGCTACGCCATCATTGCCGATATCGTTGGCCAGTTCCTTCACTTCGTCTTTCGTGATCGGCATCTGCACAGGCACACCATCAATAGCCGTCACAGAGCAGACCATCTGCGCATACCCCAGCCACGCACCGGCAGACTGTGAACTCATGGCAGAGCCTGCGGCTTCAATCAGATCCAGCATACTGCCCGGATCAATTTCTTTCAGGGAAAGAGTTTTACCTGCTGCCGTTTTAACTTCTGCTGGAATGCTCATGAAATTTTAGTCCGAATTGGAGAGAAGAAGCTGAGGGTCTGGTAAACAATCCCCTCTTTTTGCCATGTGCCGCCCGCTGAAAGCGAAAGCCCTACCTGGCTGAACTGCCATTTGGACGTGCTGCCGTCTGGCTCGCTGATATACTGATAAATGGTGCCGGAATTGATCGTACCAGCAGACCAGAATCCTTCTTCAATGGCCGCAATCAAATCATCAACAGCGCGATTAGCACGGGCAATCGTAAAGCTTCCGCGCCAACCATTCGGTGTTGCAAATTCAATCGGCGTGCTGTTGAGCGGATCTGCGCGCTGGGTTGTGGTTTCCTGATTGGCGGTAAAACCGGTCACGTCCCGCAGATCAATGCGGGTGCCTGCCCAAAGGAGGGTCAGTCGACAGTTCCGGCCAATGCTGTATGGGTTGGTAGCCATTTCTTAGCCCCCAGAAGCCACAGTGACAGTCACACCCTGACCGCCCTGCAAGTTGACGATGAAGTAGCGCAGGATGCCCATGTATTTGACCTTCACATCGGCCTGCACATAACCAAGGGCTGTACGACTATCCGGGTTGTTGCTGGTGTCGCACACGACCGAATACGGAGTGCTACCGTCCGTGCTGCCAAGAACACCTTCCGTCAGCATGTTGGCTAGGAAACCCAGAAGCGTAGCTTCAATGTTGGTAAACAGATCGGCATTAATCGTCTGGCCGATATAGGAACCCATCCCTGTGGCAAATGTCTCTGCCAGATAGTTCGTCAGGCGTGTGTAATTATCGCCATTTACTGCTGCGGATGTGGAGCAATTGATGCCACCACGCACAGCCCAATAGTTCCCGCCTGGTGCTGGATAACAGATCACATCAATCCCGGCTTCAAACAAGGCTGACAACTCTGCATCAGAATACGAAAGCAGTGTACCGGAACTGGTCAAACCTGCCTTCTGGCTGCCGATGATCCCGTAAAGCTGCTTGTTCAGCGTTGACTGTTCGGGAGAAAGAGCTGCCAGCAGGCCTGCTGCAAATGCAGCGGGAGATACCAGCATATTGCCGTTGGTATCATCATCCCACCAGATCCAGTCACCATGCATCACCTTCATGGCGTAACTGTCGGCACCCGCTCCGGAAAGCGCAGAAGTGGCGGCAGAAACACTCGTGCCAGATGGTAAGGCTGCAATCATATACAGCCCCTCACCCAGCCCGAAATCAATCTGGGCAGAGAACGAGGTTGTATCGGACAACCCGCACAGCAACCCAATGGCGCAACCCTGATTACGCAGCGCATACATGCCCGTGCGGGATGTGCCGTCTGTGCCGATGAAGGCTGTTTCTGCAGGAGTGCCGCCGTCTGCACCGCCCGCCAGCGTGACATTGCCAGCAGCAAGGGTCGTGCCGCCTGTAACGACAACCAGAGCCGATGCATCGGCATTGACCGCAGCAACAATATCGGCCCATGTCGTGCCCTGATACGTGCCCGTTCCCAACACGCTATGCGTCACAGTCAATGTCCACATAGCCGCGTTAAGCGTGCCCTGAGACAGCGTGGCAGTAATCGCGTTCCCTGCTGTGCCGGTATAGACTGCCGTAATCGTAGCGCCTGAAATCGTGCCAGTGGCAGCTTTATCCGTGCCATCGGTCACACGCACACATCGGAAATCAGAAGCACCCTGATACACGCAGATATTGACGTTCACGCCCATATCTGTGGCCAGCGCCTGCTTGGCGCCAAACACGAGCAGATAATCAGGCATGCCGCCAATTACGACTGGCGTATTAACCGGCCCCCATGAGGATGTGCCAACAACACCAATGCGGCTGGATGAAACGCCATTCAGAAGCGTTACAGGCGCTTGGATCTGCACATACACATTCGGAACGGTAAGGGACGTGGTATTCAGCGCCCCCTGTTGGTAAATTTTCGCCATCACACGCCTCCAACGGGCACAGCAAAGCGCCGAATGTCTGCGCCGTGCTTCTTGATTTCATCGGGGTCTGAAATAGTCGCACCCACCGCATAGCCGTATCCGGGCTGCGTCACGCGATAGAGCGTGCATCCCTGTGCCTGTGCGATAGGCGCAACGGCAGCTTTCGCACTCGCCTGAGCGGGTGCGCTTCCCTGTGTATCCGTCATATTGTCTCGCTGATTTAAGCCGGTTGTCCGGCAAGATTGGTGGCTGCGTCCTGTAGGACAACATCGCCAGCCTGATTAAGCATGAGGCCCGCATAGGGCTGCTCAACCGCAAACACGAGGTTCCCGGCGGCATCTTTGTAGAACGTTGCCATATCGTCAGTGCTGATCGCTCCGACATTACCTGACACATCGCCAAACGTATGAAGCGCCACGCCAACATGGGTGACTGTATGGGCAAGCCCAACACCAAACATCATCTGCGCTGCTGTCTGGGTATTAAGTGTGTCGAACGTGATCTTAAAACGGAAGTCACGCCGATAAACGCCGCTGGTCTGCATGGCGTCTACATCGCTAGCCCCGGCAAACAGCATCAGGGCATTTTGTCCATCCAGTGTGGGTAACCACGACTGCGCAGAAAGCGCCGCGTCCAATGCGCTCCCTAAATTATCACGCGCATTCCCGCCATTTGTGAAAATGGAGACAGTGAAAAGCTGCTCCTGCCTGCGTGTTACGCGCGTGATCTGTCCATATCCTGCGGTAGCCGCTTCCACCAGAGCCGCATTCGGCACAATCACCGTGGCTCCGCTGGTGTAGGCTCCATCAATCAGGCCTGCCAGCGATTGCGCGATAAGCTCCGGGGTATCATCTGATTGCACCGCATATGCCACGCTTGTTTTGTCGGGTATCAGGCCGCTTCGATCTGGAATGACGCGCAACCCTACAACGCCACTGGGCGTAGCCCCGTCTGCAATACTGACAGTGGCCTGATTGCCAGAGGCTGTGAGCGTAACGGTGCAAGGGCTGATTGCACCTTCGCGCCATGGCCAGCCAAGAGGCTCGGCAATCTGGCGGTAAGCCGTTGAATAAGCCGTCACCCCCACATAGTCGATGCCATTCTTGATACTGCATGCGCCTGTGTAATCAGCATTGTTCAGCCATCCACGCCGCACAATCGTACGCCTGCCAGTCAACGGCGAAACACCGGCACCAATACCGTTGGGATACAGTATCTGCGCTATGGTGTAGGCCAGAGCCTTAGAAATGGTGCCAACATCAGCCATTAAATCTGGTTCACCGAAATCATGAGCCGGTTGCCATATTGCGAAGGCTCCACAGCATCAACCGTATATTCCGTGCCCATATCATCAGTAACCGTCATGTAAGGACGCGGCGTGAAACCGGGGACAACAGGTGCGAGCATCTCAAACTGGCCGGAACGCAAATTACCAGGTAGCCCGCTGGAAACACGCTCACCCTTATTTTTCAGGATAATGCTTACTGGCCAACCCGATGCCTCAACAGAGCCAGATCCATCAGTAGATTGGCCGTTATACCCATCCTGATAACCGGCAAGATTACAGGCATCGGCAGAGCCACTATCAAGAACACCTGATCCACTCTGGCCGGTGGCTGTGAAACTGACATTACGGTTTGTCAGAATGCACACAGCCGGACGGAATGGCTCAAACCGTGCCACGAAATACGTGCCCATAGGTGCAACAAGAATATCACCTGCCTGCACATCAGTCGTATCAAACAACCCGAAAACCGTAGGCTTATCCCACAGCGGCGGCTTCCTGAATGAGAACGCTGCATCAGAGGCAAAATCAGCAAACAGCGTTGCATGCGCTGTGCCTATGGGATCACTCAGTCCTGTGGGCCGATATTGCGTAGTTAACGCACCAACACGCTGTGCTGTTTTGCCATACCCTTTAGCAACCTTGGCCTGTAGGCGTGCCTGATCCATTACTTGCGTTTCGTACGCTGCTGGTTCAGCGCTACAACATCACGATCAATAGAACGCGCCTGCGGTGTTTTCTTGAATTCCCGCATCGTCATTCCCGTCAGATCGGACATGAACCGGTCTTCTTTCTTATCCTGCATTGAGCGCAGATACGCATTCATACTGGTCGGACGTTTTGAGGCTTTTGCCATCACTTCTTCTTCCGAATAACCTTGTTGGCTGCCGCTTTGATCTTGGCTGCAGTAGAGGGCGAAAGGTTGCCCTTTTTCACTTCCTGCGTAGCTCTTGCTTTGGCGTTGGCCGCACGCGCTTTCGTATCAATCGGATAACGCCGAGAACCGGGCAAAGCGAATGCACTTTTAGGCAGCCGGTTGCGGCGTGCTGTTGTCAGCTTGGCCATTACCTGCCTCCTGCTTTGCGTGCTCAGCTTCCTGCCGTTCTTCATCCTCGGACGGATGAACATTCGCCGCTGCTAGAGCGACAGACAGCACACCCGATGGAGGCGCAGGAACGCCACAAGGAGCGCAGTATGCCGCCTCACCCTCCATCAACTCAGGCCGCCCGTTCCGTGGAGCCACATTCCCATGATGGTCCGCAATGAATCCAATTTCACAGGGCACGCCAGCCACGCGAATGGCACGGCCTTCGCTCCAAGGCGCAGGCTGCCCCGCTTCAACAGAGCGGATGTCCACCACAACGCCATTTTCTACCCGTGCCCATCTCTGGGGCGGAACTTTGTTGATTGTCATATTCCCTCAGATCACCACGCGATTTGCAGAACGCAGACCGGGGCCCGGCGGCACACCAAGAAACTGGCACAATTGCCGCCGCCACCGATTAAACAGGCCCATCCTGTCCTGCACTTCGTTCTTGTTGTGCGTCCACACAGCAGCCTGATCCGTATCCAGATTGTCGCTGGCAGTCAGAATGGCCGTTTCCAAACTGGCAATGTCTTTCACATATTGTCGCACTTGTGCGACTTCGGCATCAGCAAGGTTACGCAGACGCCATTCATTGAAGCCATATACCCGAAAGAAGCGCCAAGACTGCTGGCTGCTGTTAATGCCGCCCATTGCGGGATAGCCCATGAAGCGGCGTACCGTTACAAGTTCATCATCCGTCAAAGGGTCGGTTGCATCTGCCATTATGCTGTCTCCAGCGGCGCTCCACGAGAACGCAGCAGTTCTATTTCTGCAGGGTTACTCACAACCTCCCCTGCGCTCCATTCGAACCGACCACGATTGAATTCTTCCTCAATGAAGCCAAAAGGCCGCAGAAGCCGCACTGCCTGCACAGGAGCGGGTTTTTTCTCGTCCTGCGCAGGAGGAACGGCTGGTTTAGCCGCCCCGCGCCGCGCTTGGCTCATCAGGCTGTAGCGCCCAGAGATGTTGCGCCAAGGCTTTCAATCACCACGCCACGCTTAAGGTAGCTGTTGGTCGCCGTGGGAATGATCGTTGTATTGGCCGTCAGGTCAGTTGGCAGAGCAAAGCCACCAATCCAAGACCAAGACTGCGCAATGATCTGCCCCAGACGATCCAGCGGCGGACGGGTAACCATCAGCACATCATCAATATGCTCCACCTCACCCGGAAGATCGGCATATGCCTGCGCCATGTTGGCATAGTCGCCCTCGATCAGCGCACCCGCACCACAGATGATGGCACGATGAATCTGGCCCTGCCCCAGAGACGCCTGCTGCGGGGCTTCCGTGGTCGGGATAAACCGGATGCCCAGCAGTTCGAATACCTGACCTGTCCGGTATTCATCAGACCCATACTGACCGCGATACAGCAGCTTGAAATCAGGATCGCGGAATAGGCCGAGAAGCTGGGAGTTGTCGAGAAAGCAGTTGAAGCAACCACCAATCGTCGGAACGTTGTTGTTGCGCAACGCAGCAACTGCCCCCAGCATGGTGTCGATGGTCAGGTAATCACCTGTCACCACATTGCCATTGGCGTCTTTGGAGCCCGATGCCAGAAGTCCTGCTGTTGTGGCACGACCATTCGGGCGCAGAACCAGAGGTGCAGTTGCGGCAACCACCGCGGCATTCAATGCCGCATCAGTTGTCGCAACATTCTCAGAGAACGTCAGCGTGCCAGAAATACCGCCCGGTGCATTGCTGACGTTTGTCGCATCCGCAGCAACATTAACCAGCGTATAAGAGCCGGAACCAACGGTAACAGTCATGCCACTGGTTGCAGAAACCGGGATAACCTGCCCCATGCTATTCATGACGCGCTGGAAACCACGGATATCATCAACCTGAACGGTTGTGCCTGCGGCTGCCAGTGCTGTGGTTACGCGGGTGTTCCCGCCCAGATACCCACCAACACCACCAATAGCGCCGCCAAATAGGGAATTACGCGCCAAACGGTCAAGAGACTGACGGGCGTTAATACCCAGAACCTGTGCATTTTCGACAAACTGGTTCGCAATTCCGACACCTTCCGTGACCTGATTGAGGTCCATCGTGTTACCGAACTGCGCAATTTCCAGCGTGTACTGTTCCACAGACCATTCCGTGGGAGACATGCCGTTATCGAAATTGCTGTTGGCCGCGGGATTGAGCGGAGTTTCAACCGGTGCCAGCAAACCACGGCGTGTATCCGTAATCGTCTGGCCAATACGGGCAGGAAAATCCATGCGGTCAGCAACGGAGCGAAAGCCAAGCTTGGATTCAAGGCTAGCTTCAAACGCACGGGCCAGAAAGCCCTGCTGGATAATGGGTTGTAGTGCTGCGGGGAAATCGGCAATTGCCATTTCGTTATCTCACTGTTTGCAGAGTCATTGCTACAGCGCCCGCAGCATCAGCCGCTGGGCGAGACTGCATCAGCAGTCGGTTAGGAGGGTGTAAAAAGTTTGGGGTTAAGCCCCGCTGCCTGCGCTTTGGCTGCCACTTCTTCTGGCGTTGCCTTACGCGCATTAAACGGTTCAGACTTACCCGGCTTAGGGTCTGGCGCCGTTTTGGTGGTGCCGGTTTTGGTGCCGGGCTCAACGGGTTGAGTAAACAGATAGCCACGGCTTTCTTTCGCTGCGTCCATCACAGCATCCAGCCCTTCGATCTGCCCATTTTCGCCCATCTTGACCTCAGAAAGATCAATCAGCCGCACCACATCATCGGGAGAAACAGCGCCCAGCTTGGTTGCCAGCGCCTTGGCTTCTGCCCGAATGACGGCCTGATCCGCTTGCGCCTTGGACTGCGCGACTGCCGTTTGCGCCTCAGTCTTCGAAGCTTCAACGGCCTGCTGTGCCTCAGCCAGCTTACCTTCAAAGTCGGACTTCTGCTGCGCAAGCTGCCCTTTGAAACCATCACGGGCTTTAATGGCCGCATCACGCTCAGCGCGCACTGCATCCCCATCTTCCCGCGCGGCCTTAAGTTCATTGCGCAAAGTCACAATGTCAGCACGCGCACGCGCCAATTCACGCGGCGTGTTAGGGTCAGCACCACCGTTCCCAGCATCAGCCGGGTTTGCATTATCGGACATCAGTCCCTCACTTTTTGATTAAAAAAACCGGCATCAGCCGGAAGCGTCAGGCCGTAACCTGATGCGTCTCTGTTTTCCCAACGCCCGCTGCCGCACGCACCGCTTTGGTCGCGGCTGCGTCTGCATTCCGGGCAGCTTGTATTGTTAGGTCTTGTAGTTCTGCCTGCACCCGCTCCCACTCAGTGGCGGGGTCTGCGCAGCCAGTCTTGGCCGCGAATATCGAGCATGCGCTTTCGTTCGAAAGGATGCCGCCCTTTACCGCTGTCACAAGGGCCTGTGACAACTGCAAAATCTCACCATCAGTTGCGGAAAAATACGGCGGCCATTCCAACGCCAGACCAGCATCATCTAGCGTGACACGCTCGCCATCAACCTGAATACCACCCTCAATTGCCAGAGAGAAATCGCAGATCATCCGATACAGCGAAAGTAAAGCACCTTCGCCATAAGACAGACGCATCCGGTCCGCGAGCCACACGAGTGACTGACACATCATCTCCATAGCCCGGCCAGATTGCGCAGCACTGATCTTATCAGCATGCGCCCTGTTGCCGTGCAGGATTTCCAGAACCAGCGCACGCAATTCGCGCCAGTATTCCATCACCGTGCCAGCAGAACTGCCGTTGATCTCCAGCATTTTCGCGCTGGCTTTCTCGGGCAGAACAATCGCCGTTGCAGAGCCACCTTCGCTGGCTGGTGCATCACCACCACCCGCAGGGTCGCCACCTACACCAGTAATCACCAGCTTAGGGTCAGAGCAGTATTTCAGACCACGTCCAACCTGCGAAAGCTGGTAATCACCCTCAATAACCGTATCAATCGCACGCTCAAAAGTGCATGGCCCATCTGGATCCTGCCCTGGCGGCGCTAGGTTTCGCACCCACACAATCGGCACAAAGCCCAAGCCGTGCGGCGGACCGCTGCGCTCAGTATCCACTTCCGGGTCAGCATCACTGGTTGCTAGCCATGGCTTGTAAACGCGGCTTTCAGTTCGCGTCCATTCACGGCGATACCAGTAATCGACAGCGTCGCTTCCCTCTGGAATAGCATACCCCAGAGCACGCACCTGACGGCCCTTGATAAGATACTGGCTGACAACCTGCACCAGATCACCCTTGGCGTCCCATTCAGGCTCCAGATATGGCGTATCCAGCACAGAAACCGACAAAGCCCCGTCAACCGCCTCAACCAGCAATGCGGCAGAACCGATAGAGCCTTTGAGAACGGCTTCCATTAGAACCGCAGGCAACTGGCACTCTCGTGTAATGCTGGAAAGTGCTTCTGCTGTGTCAGGGCTATCGCATTTCAGTGTTGGCCAATGCGTTTCACCGAATGTCAGGCTGGCCGCATCCTCAACCACAACTGTGCATAGATGCGAACGCACAGACGGCCTGCGCTGGGAGAGCGGGATATACTCATCGTTATTCCACTCTTTCGAAAACGGATACGGCAGCGCGTCATACATCGTGCCGTCACGCACAGCAGACAGACGCAGCAACCGCTGGGCGCGTGCAGATACCTGCTGCGGCACCAGAATTGTTTCCTGTAATTCCTGCCAGTCCATTATCTGCTCAGTGAGAACCGTTTGTTTGTTACGAAGCGGGCGGGAGCTTTGACCACCGGCCCTGGCGCAAAAGTAAGCCCCAAAGCATCGGCAATATCAGGAGAACGCAGGCCGCGCTTTTTCATGGCATCCTTGCTTTCCACCAGCAGATTGCCGGAACTGTCTAGGCCGTACCGAACCGTTGAAAGCTCGGCGGCCAGATCTTCTGCATTGTCTTTGCTGTCTGCCTGAATGGAGGCATCACCAGTGCGCAGCCAAGCGGCCACCTGCAGCCAGAGATAATCGCGCAGTTTCGCGGGCTTGGCGTCTTCCGCAACGACCTCATCAGGCGCACGGCAGGCCACGTTCACATCCACGACCGGCAGCTTCTGTTCACGCAACCGATCAGCAACGCCAGCGCCCACACCAACAACGTCAACGTAAACGCTGTCAGCCTTCCAGCGGCGAAAGAAATCTGCCGCCATCCCGGCTGTGGCCATCGTATCCTGCTTGGCTCTAATTTCTATTTTCTCAACACGCGGACCTTCGCGTAGGACAAATGTTGTTCTGTCGTCACCAAAGCGGGCAACGTCCACACCCAGCCTGCGCTCGTATTTTCCGTTCGCTGGTTCACGTGCAAGTGCAGCCTCTGCCGTTTCCAACGGAATCAGAACGTCGTCGTCCTGCTTAGGGAAATCCCCATCAGCACGCACGCGAACAACATTTGAACCTTCCCCATACTTGCGCACCAAATTGGCGCGGTAGCTGGGGTCAACCAACGGGCTATCAGAGCAGCGAAAGTGAAGCGCCGTGTAAAGCGCCCTGTCCTGCTTCTGGGAGCGCGCAAAAAAGCCAGTGTTGCGCGTTGGGTTGCCAACCATGAGTAGGCGTGCGCCGTGAGAAGAAAGCGCGCCTTCCGCAACCTCGAATATCTCGTCTGGAACGCCGCTCGCTTCTTCAATCACGAACATGATTGAGCCGCCAGACGATGAACGCTCTACCGCCCTGTTATCATCCGTGATCTGCACGTCAGAAGCATGAAAGCCCTGCAATGCGTCAGGAGATTCCCGGCGGCTTGTGCGGGCAACGGCATACCACTCAGCGGGCTGCCCTTTGTCGGATATCCTGTCCTGATTGCGGTCAAACAGATTTGCCAGCCACAATTCTTCCGGCAGGCCATCTGCACGCGCTCGCTCTTCAGACCGACGCCCCCACTTGGAAAGCTCTGCCCAAAGAACGTTGTAAAGCTGCGATGCAGTCGGGGCCGTGCATGGAATGCGACAGTATTCGTAACACTCCAGATGCCACCAAATCGCCGCAGATGTAGAACCCGACTTGCCGACACCATGGCCTGCCCGCACCGACACCTTGGCACCGGGCGGGGCAATAGCCTCCAGCAACTGGCGCTGTTGCGTGGTCGGATTAAGCCCTAAGCGCTGACGGGCATACAGAACAGGATCTTTACGCCAGATACCGCGCAGCTTGCGGTAATCAGCAATATCAGCCTGAGTTAGAGCCATCTTCCTGCAATGCCGCGTTGAGCAAGCCGGAAACACCGCCGCCCTTCACTTCTATCGGGCCACCGTCTGGTCCGGAATGCTCTTGAGTAATCTTATCGCGCCATTTGTCTTTCTGGCGGTTTTTTAGCCAAAAGATACCTGCTGCAGTATCGGGGGGATAATGCTCTTCATAATCAACAACCAAAGGGCGTCCTTGATCATTAAAGATCTTCACCGCCTTATGAGAATACCCAAGAGCGCGCTGGAAAAGGCGATCAGCCACCTCAGCGTCGGCTAAATCTTTCCCCTTTTTTATGGACTCAAGAAATTCGGGATGCGCAGATTTCCAAGCATTTATTGTCTGCTCACTTACCTCGAAAAAATCTGCTAAATCCTGATCTGTCGCACCGAGAAGGCACAACTTCCTTGCCTGCTCAGCAAACCCTTCTTGGTACTTGCTGGGCCGTCCGGCCATATCCAACACTCCAGAATGAAAAATGCGCTTCCTGTCTTAACGCTGCTAATTTAAGGCGGCACGTTTTACCCATGCCGTTGACCAAAAACTACTACACGGGAGCCAACGGTTAGAGAGAACAGGATTGCGATGCGCGCTACATCGTTAAAGGATGGCCGCCCCCGAAACTGTTTTCGAATTGCCGCAACATCGCTTCACGCTGAACACGCCCATCGACTGCAATCAGCAGCGCATTGGAAGCGCGCCCTGATACATTCCCGCGCATCAAACCAAACCGTGGCCAACACCGGATACGCACATCAGGACGAAGCCCCGTATTCGCGCATTCCATCATAGACAGCGGCAGATCAGCACGGTGCCATGTATTTTCTGTTGCAGGCATGATGTCGCAAAGAAGCGACAGGCCGGACACAATACCAACACACAGGGAATCACGGCGCTTGAAACGCACGATGTCGCCACGCCTGAGTATCTGCATTTTGTCCGGGCAAAGAAAAAGCCGCACTGTGGCGGCTTGTGAACGTAGTTATTGCATTGTGGTTAAACGTATACAGAAACCTCGCTAGGGGTACAAGTCTTTTTATTTTTGCACCGCAGCGACCTATAGAACTCGTTCAACTGGCCCAGCAGCATTGCGCATTGTGCCGATATTTTTCTATGGGCGGACCCTGATGATACGCGCGGAAAGAACATCTCCCCCAACTGCCGAAAACTCAACTCATCCACCAACATCAACCGTAGGATCTGGTTAGCACGCTCACCCAGAGCCCTGCGCACATCGAACAACCGTCCCGCTGCATTAGCCCGCGTCATGTTCCAAGAAAGATCATCATGCTTCACGGTTGTGTCCGACACATGATTTTCTGGAAACTCGATGATGCCTTCATACGCGAAGGTATAATCCCGGTACCAACGCTCACCGGCATTTGCATCGTCCTGCGTGATATCGCCAGCGTTAAGCAATGATTGCACGGTTGTCAGCACGCGGGGTGGCTTTCCGCGAGTGAAAACAGATTTAGCCGCCCGTTCAGGCGTAGGCCCATTATCCTGCGCGTGGGGGATAATGTAGCGTGGTTTTGTTGCGACCTTCTGCAT